TCCCGGTCTCGCAGTCGAACACCCCGTTCTTGAAGCACACGTATCTCCGGTCCGGCTTGAAATGGCACCGCTCGTCAGCCACGAGCTTGTTCAGACACGCGTCCTTTATCTTCGACGCGGAATTCGCCTGGTACACCAACCCGACGTGCTTCCGGTGCATGGTCTCGATGATGATCTCGGTCAGCATCTCGTCCTTCACGATCTCGTAATGCCTGCCGTTGAAGACGAACAGCTGGTCGTCCGCATCCATCTTGAAGAAGTCGCACCCCTCGTCCCCATCGAGCCCGCAGACGTAGCGCTTGAAGGCCATCGACATCTGGGCCTCCGACAACTTATTTATGCTCTGGTCCGTCGATCCTATCCCATCGATCGTCGGCCCAGCCGTCTCGCATAAATAGTCCACTATGTAGTCAAACTTCATCTTTTAACAAAAAGCCAGAACGCCCGGGGCCTCTCCGAAGAAAGGTGGGTACCCCCCGAACGCTCTGGCGAAAATACCTGTTCGCGCCGTACCCATTGACGCTACAAAAATTGGCGGAGGAGGAGGGATTCGGACCCCCGGAGCCTCTCCCGAAGCTCAGCGGTTTTCAAGACCGCCGCAATCGACCACTCTGCCACCCCTCCGAAACCGGCGGCTAAGAGCCACCGGAACGACTAAAAAACGTACTAAAACCTTAAACACGGATGCGCATCACTGCGTCGTAGCTGGCCCGGGAGGATTCGAACCTCCACCCTCGGATACGTGTTTCACCTTCCGCTCCGCGACCTACCACTTGATCGACAGGCCATTACACTCGCTTACTACGAGAAGAACTCGAGGAAGAACTTCTTCAGCGCTTCCTCGGACGCGAACAGACTCTCCTCGTCCAGGACGCCACGGTGATGGCCGAGCTGATACTTGTTGACCACATGCAGGACGCCGGACTCAAGCTGCTCGGCGATCTCCTTGTTCTGGTCGAAGTCCTCGCCCGGGACTGCCTCCGCCTGGGCGATGATCGCGAAAACCTCGTCGCTCTCGATCTCGAGCGACAGGCTGTTGAAGAGATACACTCTCTCACCTACCTTGAATTTACTCATAACTGAAAAACGATTTGATGCAAATATAAAAACTATTTTCCTTTCTTGCAATACCCGACCATATTCCAGCCGGTTTTTCTCGGCCTCCCCTGGATCAACCGCACACGCTCGTCCCATGCCCGGTCCCTTATAGCCTTCACCCTCTTCGCCTCGATCTCCCCATCGAACCTGTGCCCCTTCTCGAACTTCCTCCCTGGAGCCCCGTGATTCCCTATCTTCTGACCGGTGATATGCATGTACTCGTACCACATCCGGGACCCACTCCTGGCCCTCTCCAGCACCAGCTCCTTGAAAGTCTCGCTCTTCTTCAGACCCAACGCCCGGGCATGACGCTCGACGGTCCTCACACCGCAACCGAGCTTCTTCGCGATCACCTCGTTCCGCTCATCCGGGAACAGCTTCTCCAGCTCCCGGTCCAGAGCCTCGCTCCACTTCCTCATTGCCATATCAACCCTCCCGCGAACCTGCGCCTTCCTGCCAGACATGCCCGGATCGCTTCCGGCCTTGCTCCAGTAGCAGCCGCAGCATCCGGGACGCTGTCCCATGCCCCGACCAGCTCACCTTCTTTATCCCACGCGCGCACGTAACGCACCATCGGCCTCCTTCCCCTCCGGCACTCCTCCTTCTCGTCGCACCACTCCAGGTTCTCCGCCCGGTTGTCCGTCCGGTCACCGTTCTTATGGCGCACGTACTTCCGGCACTCTCCGTTCGGGACGAAGGCCCTCGCCACCAGGTAGCAGACCTTCACCCGCTTCCCGTGCAGGTTGACCCCCTCACCACGGATCGGCTCCAGCGGCAGATCGCCGGACCACACCAGCCCGTCGTCCGTCACGCTGTACTTCGCGTCGATCACAGCGCGCCTAATCCTCTTCCTTCCGGTAAACATCATTCCAGTCCGCTATCACGTAACCACCCTCGTCCAGACGCAGGCCGACCCAGTCCCAGCTGAGCCCGTCCACGACAGCCGCCTTCCTGTCCGCACCGAACCAGACCTTCTGGCCCAGGTGCAATTCATTCTTCTCCGCCATCACTTCTCCTCCTGGAAATACCACCCGAGCGTCACGTCCCTCACCTCGTCCAGCTCTCCCGGGGCGATCCTCCGGGCCGGGTTCTGGAACTCCAGGTACCCGTTGTTCCGCGCGTTGCTCACGGCCAACATCCATTTATTATGTGCGCGCTCGTGCACCGCGTATACGCGCTCGACCCTCCGGAAGAGCCATCCCTTGCAGACGCGCCCCTCGACGCACGCCTGCGAGATCGCCGTATCGCTCACTCCGAGGGCCAGCGAGCACTCCTCCAGCGTCTCGAACACCCTCCGGATGCCCGTTTCGACGCTTTTTGCGAAAATCACCGTCTTTGCCATAGTTAAAAATTTAAGATTTCACGGCAGCGAATTTAAAGCGATTTTTTTTCATTTCCAAATAAATGTAGAAAAAATGTAGAAATCCGTCCCGTAATGCATACCTGATTTCAGTCGTAAGTGACTATGAGAGAACTCGTTGGAAAATTTCATGTAGCACATGTAGATGAATTCTCTATATTATGCTATTTTCCCGTTCTGAAATATATATCTCAGCACAGCACATTTCATAATTAATACCTGTCTACATCTCTACATCGAGGTAAGGTAAGTATATATTATATAGTGAGTTACGCTATGTAGACCATGCTGTTCGTAGGTACAATTCCGTAACAAATACTGCATTTCTACACAAAATGCGCGTAACACGTTATGTTTCTGCAAGTTCGCAAAATAAAATAAAAAAATTTCAGAATCGCACTCGGGCGTGCCGCATCGCCATTCGTTTGATACCTCGGTACCCTTCGCCGGGCCAACTCACTGGAGGGCTTGTAAAGCCCCCTTGCGGACGTTTTACGTAGTAAAACGGTGATTATCAATTACTTACAAAAACATGACGTCGGACTCTTTTGCGCTAGTTTTGAAAAATTCAAATTTAGACCGTCCGGAGCTTGTGCCAAAAGGCGGCACAAGGTCGGGCGCCCATTCCTATAGTAGCAACGCGTGTGCAGCTGCAAAACTATAGGAACCCCCTCCCCATTTTTGCCGCCGGATTTTATGCTACGTGCGCGTGTTGAATTATTCACGCGCGAACGACGTGACGCGTGTTCCTGGAGATTTTCTGCGTGCGTGCGCGTTGGCTATATTAAAGATCGTGTGCACGGACTTTATAGGACGCTAGGGCACACACGAAACTGACGGGGACGCGCAGGAAGACCGCGCGCGATTTTAAAAAATACTCTCCCCGAAGGGGGAGGAAGATTTTTTAAAACACACGGTCTACGCGTCGTAGCGGGCGCCGTTTCGCCTTAACTTTGCACCAGAGTTCTTTCCGGCACGGCATCCAAAACAAAAGCAAGCCAGTAGGCTCAAATGTTAATTGTTAAATTTTTTTAAAAATTTTGAGAGTATGAAAACTACGATTTTTTCCGACACCCTGCAGGGCAAGGCCCTGCGCACGGCCCAAGCTTCCCACAAGCGCGCAGTACGCGACGCTTTGCGTGACTATGCTGCAGCACTCGATGGCGCTTTTAAGCGCGTCGCTCAGAGCGCAGACAAGCGTGCCCGTGACGTCGCGAACGCTGCGAAGGGGCGCTACGCACACGAGGCCTCCGAGGAAATTACGGCCCTTGTGGCATCCGGCCAGCTTGACGCCCACGGTGCACGGCTGTACGTGGCCGCGTATATCGTGGCTCGCTGCTATCCGTGGCAGTCTGCTGACGGCACCCTCATGTGCAAGCGAACGGAGGAGCGCGAGGACGGCGAGCGCGTGAAGGTGTGGCGCCCTCGCAAGCTCACGAAGGGCGCTGCTGACGGCATCATGACTGCAGCCCTTTGCCACTACGTGGCAACTTGTGGAAAACCCCAGCCGGAGACGCACGAGGACGGCGAGCAGGTGGGCGAGTAGGCGCATACCTACGGGGCATGGGCGGCTGATCCTCGCCCTTGCCCACAAAGCCCGATACGCAAGGGTGACGTGCCGAAGGTGCAAGCGAGAAAGCGAGCACGTAGGGCGGAACCCGAGCGAGCAGGGCGGGCCGAGAGTCCATGCTACGGCCTGAAAAACGAGAGGACCGAGAGGGGTCATGGACAGGGACAGCGAGGGACGAGTGTGCCCGGGCGGTTACACCGAGCGAGCGAGTCAAGCGAGCGACCAGACACGCGGAACGTGAGTGACGCGATATGGCGAGCGCTGCGCCGTTAGGGCCGAGCAAGTACACATGTTTCAAGCGCTGCAGTCGTTTGATAGGGGGACGGCTGTAAAAGAGAACCCACGAGAAACGGCCAACATAGGCCGGAGTACACGGACGGCGTGAACATATGCACGTCGTAGGCCCGCCGGTAGGGCCAAGCATATGTGCTGGGGGTGTGGATAGTGTCCAGGGGTGTAGCAGACCACGGACGCAGGTAAGCCCCTCAGTGAGGGAGAGAGCAAGAAAGACGAGCGAGAAGAGCAACTATACGCCTGGGGTGCGATGTTCCCTGGGTGGACGATTGTGCTATGGCCGAGCGAGTGCAGGCTGAATTGGAAGCAGCATCACCTAAGCGGGTGGTGTGCAAAGCGAGCTAGGCGAACGGCTGGGCGAGTCGGGAGCGTTACCCGATGCGTCCACAAAATTCCTAAAATTCTTTAAAATGAACGACTTGAACGATGTTTGGTTCTGGGCTAAGGTCGCAGGACTGTGTTCCGCTATGCTGAGCGGTATTGACGAAGACGGAAAGGTGTGGCTGAGTGAGGACGACAAGGATATGTTGAAAGTGCTGAGCGAGATCAAGCCGAGTGACGCCATCAAGTTAGCAGGGAGGTAGTCATGAAGTACTACGTAGCAGTGATTTACGACCGGATGAACGTGATCGTCCGCGTCGAAGAGCGGCCGAGCCGCGAACGTGCCGAGATGGCCGGTAAGTTTTGGACGAAGTGCGCCGGTTGGTTCAAGGTGGTCGAGGGTGACGAGGATCTTGTGGGAATGTACAAAGCGATGATTAACATGTAAGAACGTGGGGTAAGGACAACCAATAAACACAAAAGCAATGAAAAAGTATGTTGTGGTGCGGAACAGTTGCCTTGTTCCGGATGTGCGTTTCCAGAGCGACGTGCGTGAAGACGCGAAGGCCTGGGCGGAGCTGATGACCCGTAACGAGGGCGGAGAGTATGTTGTCTTTGAACGAGTGGAGGGCTGAGTCATGGTGCAGGTTTACTACATGAACGAGGGTCAGAAGGTGTACATGATGTACGGGACCCGTACGAGCTACCCGATTGAGGTGGCGAAGAAGGTGCTGGCGCGGCTGATGCGGAAGCACGTGTTCGGTTTCATAGAGATCGTGGAGGGCTGAACGATGAGTGCGAGCAACCAGCAGGTGCGTGACGTCTTGGTGAGGCGCCACGGCGAAGGATATGGCCGGGAGAAGTGGGCGTGGCTGATGCAGAAGTACGACATCCTGCCGTGGGACGATGTGCCCCAGGCGATGATGAACGAGGTGAACGGGAGGGTCGCGTCATGAACAAGGGTCAGCGTGTGATTGCAGGCCTGCTTGCGGTGATTGCCGTGGAGCTGTTGCCGGTGACGATTATCGGGAGCCGTGCCGTCATGGGCGGCGTCGAGGTGACGTACGAGGTGGACGACGACGAGCTGAACGAGTTAGAGTCCGAGTTGAACGAGGCCGAGGAGGTCGCAAAACGAGACATGAACAATGATTGACGCGATGCTGATTGGCGGGCTGATTGTGCTCGCGAAGATGGTGTACGATGCGTTCACCATGGATTCGGAGAAATAGTTGATGGCCCTGCGTGGAGGCGAGATGCTGACGACCGAATCGTCCGCAGGGCGCCGAGAATGTATAACTGAAAAGAAACGAACCATGAAAAAGGAAGAACTTATTAGACTTCTTGAAAGCACGAAAGAGGCCGTCATCAAGGAAGATGTCACCACGCTTATCCAGTCAATAGACCGACTGAAAATTGACTCTCGTTTTAGCGATCCGCTTGGAACCTATGCTAGCGACATTATCCGCTCAGCGATTACCGAGCATATTGAGCAGAAGCGACTCGACGCCTTGAGGGTCAAGCGGAGCGGTGAGTACGGCTCGATAGTTTCAGACTGCTATAAAATTGTTGACGGTGTTCTCATGCGGAACGGAACGAACGCAAAATGGACCTCACTCGGCAAGTTATATCAGGCATATAAACAAATCAAAAAGATAGAGAAATGATTGTATACTACTACGACCGCGAGAGCGAGGACGAGAGGATAAGGAAAAAACTTATCCAACTTGTTAATAAAGAATCTGGTTGGCAACAAGAATTTCCAAGTCAAGGCCAGTGTCTTGCTTGGCTCGAACAAGACCTTCTTCGTGGTTGCAACTATAACCCGGAAACCGATACATACACTAAAAACTGGTAAATATGGCACACTACATTGACGCAGACCGCCTGCGGGCGGAAATAGAAAAAAGGTTTTGGGATTACGGAACTCCTTTGCACGATGATGAAGTCACTACAAAGGTAGACGAGATTCTTTCCTTTATTGATTCTAATCAAAAGAACTTGTTTGAACCATCAAAGGAAGATATGGATGCTTTATTGTGGGTAGAGCATGCTGGTATTTCTACTCAACCGATTCCTCATCATGTACATATTAAAAAATTGTATGAAAAACTAAAGGAATATTATGAAATACATTGACGCAGATAAAATTCGAGCCGATTGTGCAAGCGGGGATTGACAAGCCAGAGGAAGCCGTGAATATCTTGAAACGATTGAAAGAACTACTGTAATTATTACCATAATTCGCTAATGTATGACAACTAATGAATTATTGCTAATATTATTCTTTGTTCTTCTTGGAGGAGAGATAGGGTTAGCATATGGAATAGGTGTCATCCTTAGATTCCTCAACAAACAGGAACAAATTGATGATACACCAAGACCTAAAATTGGATTCTATGAGCAAATTAAGCAAGAAACAGAGGGAACGGAGATATCAGAAACTCTTTGAGAAGATAAAGAGTGAGTTTGGTATGAGGATTCAAAATAGATTCGTTCTTGAGCAAAAAAGAAAGCAAAAATGATGTATTCACTAGATGAAATAGGGCTCATACCTGCTGAAGTATCTGACATCAATCATAGGTCAGAGGTAAATCCCTATGTTACATCTCCTTTAGGAGGCCAGAAGCTCCCGGTCTTTGTAGCACCAATGACTTGTATTCTTAACTCTCATAATATCTGTGAGTTCTCCCGTAGTAAGGTTGAACCTATACTGCCAGTAATACATACTGATTTAGAAGAGAGAATTGAGTTACCTAATGGTAGTAGCTGGTGTGGCTGGACTGCTATGACATTGGATGAATTCATACATTATTTCTGTGGATGTAATATGGCCGAAGGGCCTAAATATCACATCCTGATTGATGTAGCTAATGGTCATATGAAGAAACTCTTCGATGCAGTCAGAGATGCTAAGCAGGAGTTTGGAGATAGACTGATAGTAATGGTTGGTAACATTGCTAATCCTGAAACCTATATAGAATGCTGTGAGGCCGGAGTAGATTATGTGAGAGTTGGTATTGGCGGAGGTAGTGGCTGTACTACATCTGTCCAAACGGGTATTCATGCGAGTCTTCCTTGGTTACTCAAAGGTATTCAAGAAGCAAAGAACCATATTCACAATTATGAGGTATTTGCACAGATTAGAATGAAAATCCTTAGCGACCCTGAAATCGCTGAAATCAATGGGTTTAGAACCAAAGTAGTTGCTGATGGTGGTATCAATACTATTGCCAAAGCAATTAAATGTCTGGCTCTTGGTGCTGACTATGTAATGATGGGGCAATGCTTTGCTAAATGTCAGGAGGGAAGTAGTAGTGGAACTATTATGTATATGGCTACTACAGATAGTGGAAAAGAATTAGTTCCTCACCATTTGTACTATGGTCAGGCTAGTAAAGAAGGACAGCTAGACAGATTTGGTAAAATCAAATCTAATCCAGAAGGAGTGTCCAAGTGGGTTCCAGTTACCACAAATTTATCAGATTTTTGTGATAAATTTGAGGCAGCACTCAGGTCAGCAATGTCCTATTGTGGTGCTAAAACTCTTAACGACTTCATTGGTAAAGTGAAGTATGAATATATGTCTCAGTCTGAATTTAGTGCATTTATTAAGTAATGGCAGCAATTGATAAACTTTACATCACTGAATATGATGATTTAGCAAATCTTCGCGTTTGGGCTAATGTCTATTATCCTAAGTTATTCTTCTGGTTCTATGATAGAGCACTGACAATTGATGAAGAAGAGTTTAATAAACTCAAGAAGAAGTATGCAAAGAAACAAAAGGAAGAGGTTGTTTCTTATTGGAGACAAATCTCTTCTGATAATACTATTAATGGTGCTGTTGCATACCTTATAAATCAGGGATATACAGAAGATGAAGCAAAGGATGATGCAGAATACTACTATGATTGGGCACATAGAGCGATTGAGGAGTTTGAAAAGTTAGTAGGTATTACTGTTATGAACACTCCTAGTAAAGTGGATAGGTTACTGAAATGGTATTGTCCACTTGATAGAATTAGAGAGTATCTTAAGGACCAGTGTGGAGTTAAAACCCGTTGGTATCACAAATTATTCTGGAAAGGAAAAGAAAGATTTTCATTATGACAAGAGAAGAACTTAATAGCCAAGCAATTGAGCTATTGAAGACAAACAACAACATTGCAATACAAGCAGCTACTGGAGTAGGTAAGTCTAAGATAGCCATTGATTTGTGTTATGAAATAGCACAAAGGAGTCTTGAGCCTATTAAAGTTCTACTTGTTGTTGCTGAAATCGCACACATCAATAACTGGAATGCAGAATTTATTAAGTGGAATTCTCCGTTTGGAGAAACAACTATTATTTGCTATGCATCACTTAAGAAGTTTAAGGATACACATTGGGATGTTATCATCTTCGATGAGGCACACCATTTAAATTCTGAGTTACGGTTAGATGTGTTTGATTCCTTAAGTGCAAGATATAGGATATTCCTGTCTGCTACACTTAAAGATTCGCTTTTAAGCAGGCTTGAGTGGTCCTGTGGTCCCATCAAAAGTATTAAGATGGGATTACAGGATGCATTCAATGCCGACATTCTGCCTGAACCAAAGGTTAAACTGATTGAACTCACTCTCGATAATGAGATAGCTGACCAGACTATAGTGGAGGAGTGGGGAAGGGCAGATAAGCGTAAAACTGCAATATGCTCTTATGTTGAGCGGTGGAAATATCTTAGGGATAAGAAGAGAGTTCCTAATGGTAAGTTAATAATCCAGTGTACTCGTAAACAAAAGTATGATTATTATTGTAAACAGTTCGAGTACTATAAGAAAAGATATATGCGTTCTCGCAATGAGTTTATTAAGAACAAATGGCTGCAGTGTGGTAGTAAGAGAAAAGTATATCTTGGATTATTAAAGACTGAAATTGCCAAGGGATTAGTGAAGAAACTTGGAAATAAAAGATTCATTTGTTTCTGCACTAATATAGAGCAGGCTGAGTATCTCGGTGGTAAGAATTCTGTTCACTCTAAGAAAAAGGATAGCTTAGAGATAATTGATAAATTCAATACGAAGAAAATCAAGAGTCTCTTTGCTGTTGGTATGTTGCAAGAAGGGGTAAATCTGAATGATATACAGGCTGGCATCATCATTCAGTTGGATGGTGAAGAGAGAGCGTTCATTCAGAAGTTCGGTAGAACTCTGAGAGCAGATACTCCTGAGCAATATATCATCTATTACAAAAGTACCAGAGACGAAGAGTATTTAAAGAACGCTCTGGAAAATATAGATGTCAAATACATTAAAAAGGTAGATTATAATGAATATTACAATCAATGAAAAAGTCCTTGACAAGTATAATCTTACCTTGGAAGAGTTCCTTGTGCTGTATCTATGCTCTAAAGAGATAGATATAGAAGCAACTATTCAGGACCTCATTGACTCTGGTATTGTTGACAGGGATTTATATAATAAGGTAAGTGCAGTTGTAAGTAACAACACAAAGGAACTCATAGCTGCCATTATTATAGACTCCGACAAGGCAGTGATTGATAAGGACGAAGAGTTTACTGCTCTCGCAGAGAAGATGCGGGAGATATATCCCAAGGGAATAAAGCCGGGTACTACTTATACTTGGAGAGACAGTGTGCCAGTCATTGCAAGAAAACTTAAAACTTTAGTTTCAAAGTTTGGTGTTTCGTTCACTGAAGAAGAAGCACTTGAAGCAACTCAGAAATATGTAGACTCCTTTAACAATGACAGGAAGTTTATGCAGTTGCTTAAGTATTTCATCCTCAAAACAGATAAGGCTACTGGGGATATAAGGTCTGATTTCTTAGCAATTATTCAGAATCCTGACGCTGACCTTACTGATGAAGACTGGACTAGCTCGTTAGTATAATGGGAACTCTAGATAGAATTAACCACTATAGATTGCGGAGAGAAAGGGCCATTAGTGGACTGTTCAATTGTCTGCCGTGGCCCTTCCCTAGATTCAAAGCATTTCTTCCAGGTACTGAGAAGGGTAAATATATTATAGTCACAGCCAATCAAAAGGTTGGGAAGTCAAAGTTTGTAGATTATGTATATGTCTATGAGACTATCCTGTTTGTTATGCAACATCCGGAGATAAGGGCTAAGATATTCTATTTTACTTTGGAAATATCTCCTAATAGTAAGAAAGATGAATTTATGTCCTTCTTGTTAGGATATCTTGACCATATATATATTAGTCCTACTGACCTCAACTCTGTTGATTCAGATAAGCCAGTGCCTTCAGAGATTCTTGAACTTCTTGCATCTGAAAGATACAAACCTTTCATTGACAAATATGATGAAATCGTTACTTATATTGATGATATACGCAATCCTACGGGTATCAATAAGTATTGTAGAGACTATGCCCTCGCACACGGACATGTAAACTATACTAATGAGACTTATACTGATAGTAATGGCAAGGTATGTAAGCTAATCAATAAGGATGACCCTTACACTGCTGATGACCCTGAGGAAATCAGGATAGTCATTGTTGACAATGCGTCAAATTTCACTCAGGAAAGCGGTCTTGATAAGAAGGATACCATCAACAAGATGAGTAAGTACTTTATTACTTTAAGAGACCATCTGCTGTATACTATAGTATTAGTACAACATCAGGCACAAGCTCAAGAAGGTATCGAGAATAGAAAGTTAGGGCTAATCAAGCCATCTTCAGATGGTCTTGCAGACTGTAAAACAACTACTCGAGATGCCAATCTTGTGTTAGGTTTATATAGTCCATTCAAGTATGAAATTAAAACACACGAAGGATATGACATCACGAAGTTTAGAAACTATATTAGATTCCTTCAAGTCATTGAGGATAGAGACTATGGAGCCGCAGGACAGGTCTGTCCTCTATTCTTCAATGGTATGTCGTCCGCATTCAGAGAGTTACCTAAGCCAGATAGTCCAGAAATATCCAGTGCAATTAGGTTTGTATCTATACTGGATGCAGCAAGGAATGGGCAACAACAACAGCCAGTGAATAAGATTTTCTTTAGTTATATGGTTAATAAGATTAAAAACTTTATTAAAAGAAATGAGTAATTTTGCAATCATTTTAGGAGATACTGGTTGTGGTAAATCTACCAGTATCAAAAGTCTAGACCCAAAGGAGACTGTTATAGTCAATGTCTTAGGAAAGAGATTGCCGTTCAAGGGTAGTGCAAGTATGTACAGTGAAGGGCAGAAAAATCTTTTCAAGATTTCTGAATATGGTAGTCTTCTTAGTTTGTTAGATGCAATTGACAAGAATGCTCCACATGTAAAAAACATCGTAATTGACGATGCTGTTTATATTATGAGAACTGAGTTCTTTGATAGGAGCAAGGAGCGCGGGTTTGATAAATATAATGAATTAGCAGACCACTTTAGAAAAATTATTGCTAAGTGTAGTAGTCTTCGTGATGACCTGAATGTATTTATGCTTCTTCATGTTGAACCCGTCGAGTCTGATGGAAGTCTAATTGGTTACAAGTCGGCGTCAGTCGGTAAACTTCTTGATAAGATGTATAACCCTCTTGAGAGTGTTTCCGTTACTTTATTTGCCCAGCCGAAATATGACGATAAGGGAGTTCCTACCTACGGATTTCACACTCATAGGAAGAAGTTAGATGGAGTTGAGCTGCCCTGTAAAACTCCAGAAGGAATGTTCACTGAGGACTTCATCCCTAATGACCTTGGGGCTGTTGTCAAAGCAATGAATGAGTATTATGGTTAGCCGAGAAGAGGCAGTATCGGCTATAAATAAATTCATTGAAACAAAAGATTTGCGTATTATAGGTAATCTATTTGAATTCTTATGTGAGTTTAAACAAATTCCTAATAGTAAGGAAGAAATTAAGGCGGTTATTTCTTCTCCTGTTATATTAACAATTATAATAGATGCAACACTTAAGGAAGTTGAGACTATACATAAAATTCATAGGATTACCAACCAATACAATCAACTTATTACAGTTTTTTAACAATTATGGTTTTAAACAGATTTCAGCTTGCTGCTGCAAAGCGTACCGCTCAGAACACCAAGAAACTGGTGTCTCAGCGAGAGAAAATTAATGCTCAGATGCGTAAACTCGCCGCTGAGTTAGTTAGCATCAATGCACAGATTGATGCTTGGGAAGCTCCCATCAAGGTTATGACTGGTGGCTATACTTCTGAGCAGGTTCTTGAGTGGAATGGTAACATTCCTGATGAACCCAATGATGCTCTTGTTGCTACTGATGTTACTGCACAGCCGAGTGTTCATATTGAAGAGGAGGTTTTCTAATGACGAACTTCAGTTTTATGGCATTTTCTGCCGGTAAGGAATCCACTGAAGGTGGTGCTGTTAAGCGTTATATTGGTGTTGCCCCTGTGAAGGTGCTGGCTACCAATCCTACCAAGGCTGAGCTTGAGGCTATCTATAACACCACTTTAGATAAGGATATTGAGTACATTGGTACTCAGAATGTTGAGGGTACTAATGTTCCGTATGCCCGTATTGACTTTATTGTCAAGACTGATGCTGAGAAGTGCGACGGTATTGAGATGACTACTAAGGTCTCTTATTTCCTTCGTAAGGAGCATCGTTACAATCGTGACAAGTCTAAGGTGCAGGTTATTGACAAGTATGGTCGCACTGCTTGGGTGACTAAGGAACAGTTCAATAATCACGAAATTCCTCAGTATTCCAACGGTCCTGCTAACCTCGACTCTGGCTATCGTGCCACCTATGTTGGTGAGGAAGACCTTACCAATTTCATCAAGACTTATCTGAACATTCCGAGTGTCCAGAGGTATATTGATGGCAAGTGGGTTATGGTAGATAATCCTAGTGAGTGCGAAGCTCGCTTGGATGGTATTGACAAATTCTTCGCTGGTGACTTCAAGGAGCTTAAGGAAATCATGTCTTATCAGCCGAACAACAAGGTTAAGGTGCTGTTTGGTGTGCGTACAGCTGAGGACGGCAAGCAGTATCAGGCTGCTTATACTCAGATGGTTCTTCGCAACGGCGTGACGGACTATAGCAAGCTTGACAAAGACCTGCAGGAGCGCAAGAATGCCGGTGCTTATTCTACCACCGACTTTGAGGTTAAGCCTCTCCACGAGTATAATGTTGAGTCCACTCCGGTGGAAGACCTCCCGGCTGCTGAGGCTCCTCAGGGCTGGTTCTAATAGGTAATTTATGGGTTTCAGTTCTGGAAGAACATCTATAAGTCTTGAAGAACTGCTTTCCAAAGTCAATGAAATTAGTATAGCCGCCAAGTATCTTAATATATATGAGATACCTTGTGTCATTAATTCTCCATTGAGAAGAGATAATCGGCCTTCATTTGGCATCTATTCTTTTGATGGTCAGAAGGTTCGCTATACTGATTTTGCCACAGGGGAGAGAGGAGGTATATTTGACCTCCTCTCAAAGCTGTGGAATTTACCTTATGATAAAGTATTAGACAGAGTTGCTGAAGATTTTCTTGAGCATAAAGACAACAAAGAAATTGTTGTTAAGGCAGGTCACGATGCTACTAGCATAATGATTAGAGAAAAACCTAAAGCACATATAGAAGTCAAGATTAGAGACTGGAAGAAATATGATATTGATTACTGGCAATCTTATGGAGTTCCAATAGAAGCGCTTCAATATGCCAGAGTTTTTCCTATCTCTCATAAGATTATCATAAAGGATGGAAAGAGATATACTTTTGGAGCTGACAAATATGCCTATGCCTTCTTTGAGTTAAAGGAAGGTAATACCAGTATTAAGATTTATCAACCATTTAATAAAAATGGTTTTAAGTGGTGTACTAGCACTGACAGTTCTGTCATAAGTCTATGGACTCAAGTACCACGAGCTGGAGAGAGAATTTGCATCTGCTCTTCATTAAAGGATGCACTCTGTCTATGGTCTAATACTGGTATTCCTGCTATCGCTACTCAAGGTGAAGGATATACAATGAGTGATACTGCTATTAGTGAACTTAAGAGACGATTCAAGAAAGTCTACATCCTCTTTGATTGTGACGAAGCTGGGCTTATTGATGGTGAGAAACTTAGTAAACATACTGGGTTCACTAATATAGTATTACCAAAATTTGAGGGCGGTAAAGACATCTCTGATTTATACCACTCTCTTCAAGACAAAGAAAAATTTAAAGAATTAATTTTACCACTTTTTAATTAAACAATTATGGAAGCAAGAAACATTACTATTGTGTCCACCAGCAATCAGAACAAGTATGTTGTTAATACTGATGCTACTACTCTCGCTGAACTTAAGGATGCTCTGCGTCAGCAGAACATTCCCTATGATGGTATGACCTTCTATGAGGGTCTGTCTCACACTGAGCTTCTTACCGATGAAGCTGTCCTTCCGCACGATGTTCCCTATAAGGGAGAGACCACCAATGAGCTGGTCTTCATGCTGACCACCCCTAATAAGAAGATTCGTAGTGGTGCGAACCTTCCTGAGGCTCGTCAGGCTCTCTATGACACCATCGTTGAGATGAATCTTCAGGAGGCTGTTGCCACCCGTTATAACAAGAACTTCACTCAGTGCAAGAACTCTGAGCTGATGACTATCATTGAGGAAGCCCAGGAAGAGATGGCTACCCACAGTGTTGGTGTTGAGAAGGCTCTCGAAGTTCTCGTTGGCATTCTCGAGGAGAGTGAGATTATCACCGAGGAGGAAGCTAATGAGGTCCGCGTCGCCCTTAACGGCGAGGTTGAAGTTGAGGCTCCTAAGTCCCCGTATAGCGAGGAAGAGCTCAACAAGATGTTCAATTTCCTGAACTAAAATTAACTAAGGAGTAGTAGGACCTTTTCCTACTACTCCTTTTTATTTACTTTCAATGGGAGTATTAGAAACAACATACAACTCTGCAATGGAGAAACCATTGCAGGTATTGGAAGTCTTTAACGACTTCTTTGGGGAAGACAGGGTGGATATGCAAGGATTTCCCACCTATTCTCAGGTTGCATCTGCACTCTCAGAGGGGTCTTCCGTTACACAAGTAAAGCGCTGGATTTCACAGCATTGTGAAAATGATGGATATTATGGATTTATTTTAGTACACTTTCCTCATATTACAGTAACCAACGAGCATAATAGAAGTACTGAGATAAACCATTTGTATGCCAAGATATTAGTTGACATTGACGGAAAGATTGGAGGAAGGTTCCTCCTTAACAGGTCTGAATATTCTGTTCTTCATATATCTAATGGATATATGCATAGTCATGTCAGCAGTATTCCTTTTGGTAACTTTACTGCCTTCCAACAGCCCTGTACTGGTACTGGTCCTATTAATAGCACTATCTGTTCTCTATCAAGAGACTTTGATGTTAATATTTGGAGACTGTTCTGTCTTGAATTATCAAAATATGTAGAAGTAGAGTCTCTTGAGGGAGTTCCTTATCATAGACTTGAGGGTCTTACAGCGGGTGGTCGTAGTAGTCTCGTAAGGATTGCTGACACTCTTCAGCCTCGTGAATATCTGGATTCTCGTGATATTCGTACACAGATTCTCTCTAAGGCAGATATAGCAAGATTTACTAAGTACTTGATTGACAAAGACATTCTCAAGTTCTCATTTATGAGTAATGAATATAGACTGGCAATGTCCCCTACTGATTGTACTATTCGTGTGTCAAATGCATTTATTGAGTGGTATAATAAGGAGTTTAAAGCTGGTAGAGTGTCTGCACCACTTGCGGATTTAATGAATTACAGTGTGCTGCAAGCGTGTAAGTTCAAAGACGGATATCTTGTAAAGTCGGTCAATTCAAGAAGCGGTCGAGATTATGCTGCATACATTGGTCGCCGGGTATGTACATTCAAGGGTAACCCTGTTACCATCACTATTCCTGACCTTGTTACTTTACCTACCGATGAAAATGATGTGCTTATTCTTAGGACAACAATCATAGAATATATTATAACCAAAATTCTTAATGTAATTAATTTTAGATATGGAAACAAAAGAAGCCACGAAGAAGGTCCCTCTCGTAAAACGGTCTACTTCTTATAAGCTTATTATTCCACCAGAAGTGGAACGAATTATTCGTTTTCTATGCGAAAAAGTGTGGAATACGGAGTGGTCAGGTGTTTTATTCTATACTCCTTCTGGAAGTTTTGAAGACGGTTCCTTAGAGATTCACTGTGTTGATATCTTTCCTATGGATATCGGAAGTGCCACCTATACTGAGTTTAATATGTCTCCTGATGTCATTTCCTATATGGCACAGAATCCTGAGTTATTAGACTGCAAGATGGGTTTGATACACTCTCATAATAATATGTCCACTTTCTTCAGTGGAACAGATGTCAATACTCTCTCTGAAGAGGGAAATGAAAGGAACCACTTTGTTTCTCTTATTGTAAATAACGCAGGAAAGTATTCTGCGGCTATCACTCGTAAGATTAAGTATCACTCTGTCAGAGACTTGTCTTATGAGGGATTTAATGGCATAGTCTCTATTGATGGAAAGGAAGAAACTGACGGCGAAGAGATTGAATACTTCAATCTTGATATAGTCTTTGAAGAAGAGCCTGATACTCATATTCAAAATATCGCTGACAGGCTTACTGAAATCAAGAAAAGCAAACCTGCTGTAGCCCCTAATATCTCTCCGTATGGAGGATATAACTTTGATAGCAATAAGCCTACTAAGTTTCCTACTACTACCAATATCTATAAACCTACAGAGCCTAAGTATCCTACTCTCTTTGACGATGATGACTACAACTTTACTCCCTCCTATAAACCCCTTGCTGTCCAAAAGAAGGAAAAGAAAGAGGAAATTTGGGTTCCTGGTCAGTCGTTAGTCCCCGATGAGATTGTTGAAAAGTCTGTTATTCAGTTAATCACTGGTAGTGTGACTATTACAGCTCTTGACAAGGATGCTAAAGAGAAGATTCTTAAGGCTATGACCTCTAGGTTTGAGAACAGATTTGGCAAGGGAGATGCTGGTATGAAGCTCTTTGAGTATTGGGCTACCGATGCTGTTGAATTTATTCTCTGGTATTCTGCTGAAGATGATGTTGATGAGTGTGAATTTGCAGGTGAATTAGCCGAAAAGCTTACCGATGCACTTAAGAAACTTCCTCAGAATAAGTTTATTGACAAGTATATTGATATTCTTGTAGGATATGCCAACAAATTCTAGTAGTATTCAGCAAGAGATAGATGCTATTATTGCAAGAGCAATGGCTGAGTATAATGCTGCCAAAGGTGATAGTGCGGTTAATCCTTTTGATTATCCCGGTTTTCACGACGCAGCAGCTCAGATAGCGTCTCAACTTGTAGAAGAGGAACCTACAGAGGTAGAGGATAACACTCCTGATATTGTGCCTACTAATTCTCAAAGTCTGTTAATTGATGAACAAACTAGTAGGTTTAGTGGAGCAATCTGGTTCAACAATATTCAGAGTAAAACGGTTACCCTTGCTGGTCTTGGGGGTATTGGCTCTTATGTTGCCTTCTTGTTAGCTAGACTTCATATTTCCTGTCTGAATCTTTATGATGATGATGTTATTGAGGCGGGAAATATGTCTGGTCAGCTGTATGAAATCAATAATGTAGGTAAGTCTAAGGTCGCAGGCACTACAGATGTATTGCAGAGATTTTCTACTTTCTGGGATGTCAATGCCTTTAACGAAAGGTTTACTCCTCATAGTTCTCCTACGGAGATTATGATTTGTGGCTTTGACAATATGGAAGCTCGTAAGATTTTCTATGAGCGTTGGAAAGCACTTGTCAACACTAAGACACCAGAAGAGAAAGCTAAATGTCTGTTTATTGATGGTAGATTAGCTGCTGAAAGTTTTCAGGTTCTCTGTATTCGGGGAGATGATAATTATAGTATGACTCGCTATGAGAAAGACTATCTCTTTACCGATAGTGAAGCCGATGAAACCATTTGTAGTTATAAGCAGACTACCTTTATGGCAAATATGATTGGCTCTATTATGGTCAATCTGTTTGTTAATTTCTGTGCCAATGAGTGTGACCCTTTAGTGCCTCGTGACCTTCCGTTCTTTACGGAATATAATGCAGAAACAATGTATTTTAAAGTGGTTAACTAATGGAATTCTCTTGGAGCTATCAGGATTGCATGAGGAGGATGGCTAGAGACAGTGGATATAGGGCAATAACGGGAACTACAGGACTTTCCTATTGCCCTGTATTCCTTACATTTGATGTAAATCCAAATGGTGTCTCTGAAGTTCCTACCTTTTGTGAACCAATTGCTGAAGCTACTATCCTAAAGATGCCTGAACCTGGAATTATAGTTACTCCGTTGCCAGTAGATGCCAATGTAAGAAACATTACTGGTGCTGAGACTATTTTAAAACACTTTAGTAGAAATAATCTCTGGAGTGGAAGAATAGGAAAGGTTACTACTCCTAAGAACGAAGTATACTATGGAGGTCCTGGTATTGTGTTAGATAAAGACTTCAGTCCACTGATGCTTTCTACTACCAAAGTCACTAAGGAAAGGGAGACTGTTCTTAGAGGACAGATTACCATCCATATGAGTCCCAAAGTTTTCACAGATGATGTGTCTATAGTGAACAGGTCTCTTGCTAGAAAAGGTGTAGCTTACTATCTTAGTAATGGCCTGAGTAGATATGCTTTGGATGATGTAGAAGGTAGGGCTAAAGTGGTTATTGACGATATGTCTAACTTCTTTAAGAAAGTAGCCAAACCAGATGTAAATGCTTCTCCAGATACTTATCAGACAATATTGAAAGAAAATCTGGATGAAGTACTTAAGCAGTTTTATAATGACATGTCCTACAATTTGTAATTGGGAGAAGGTAATGAATCTCCCTCTATTGTATAAGACTTTAAACAGTGTTCCAACAGCTAATATTTGTCCTGAGCAGAAGGATGTCTTCAATGCATTTAAGCTGTGTAGTTTAGATAATTGTAAAGCAGTCTTCCTTGGACAAGACCCCTATCCTCAAAAGGGAGTTGCTACAGGAATTCTCTTTGGTAATAAATTTTATACAAAGGAGAGAGATTTATCACCTTCATTACAGGTTATTAGAGAAGCTGCTATCGACTATACTAAACCGCACAATTATCCTATCAGTTTTGATATAACCTTAGAGAGTTGGGCTAAGCAGGGTATCTTAATGATTAACTCTGCACTTACTGTAGAAACAAATAAGGTAGGTTCTCACACTAATTTATGGAGACCTTTTGTCTCTCAGTTTCTTAAATCTCTCTCAGAATATCAAACTGGAATAGTATATGTCCTATTTGGCAAGCAAGCACAAACCTTTGAGCCATATATCAAAGAAAACCACCCTGCTTACTATGCCAGAATTAACCAGAGAATGCCTTCAGATGTATTCACTGAGGTAAACCGCTATCTCAAAGGACAATATAATCAGGAGATTGTGTGGTATACTGAATACAACAATGCCTAAAAACAAAAAGATTAGAAATGCTACTGTAGCAAAGGCAAAAGGTATAACTTTCAAATCCCAGACAGAGAAGATGATATATAGAACTCTTGTGGATAAAGGTATTACACCAGAGTATGAAAAACACACCTTCACATTATGGGATGGATTTACCCCTGTTACTCCATTTTATGACCAAGAGACTGACAAACAACAAGAGAAAAGAACTCTTGAGGCAGGTTCTGAGAAGAAACTGCCAAAGATACTGGTTCTCAAGGAGGGAGCAGTTGTTGGTATCAGATATACACCAGATTTTCATTTTGAAAAGGACGGAGTAGACATCTGGATAGAAGTAAAAGGTATTGAGAATGATGTCTTTTATATCAAGAAAAAGTTATTCAGAAAATATCTGGATGACCAATTCAAAAAGACTGGTAAGAAGGCAATATTCTTTGAAATTTATACAAAATTTCAAATGCTACATGCACTAAAAATTATTGATGATTATGTCAAGCCCACTAGAGAACATCAAGAGGCTGATTCCCAGTCTTCCTAAGGGTGATATTCCTCTAGCTAACAAGTTTCTAAAAGAAAAGAATTATGAGGCTCTCAAAGAGCTGACTTCTTCTGCTCTTGTAAGACTTGAAAAGGCATTAAGAAGAGAAGTATTACCAGAGAAGTATATTGGCATTGATATAGACGAGGTTAGAAACCTTGCTGTAGAATGCTGGGATTACTATTACTTTCTTTATCCTGAGGAGCTGGAAGAAGATGCTCAGTATGATGAAGAGGAGGAGGTTTAGATGAAAGAGAAATCATTAAAAGACATTAGTTGGTTAGTTTCAGAGCCTGAGTACAGAGAAGACCCCGCCTTAAGTTATTCTGCATTAGCAACTTATGAGCGGGGTGGATTTAATTGTTTAGAGTCACTCTATGATAGGAAAGAGACTCCTTCACTTACCTTTGGCAGTGCGGTAGATGCTCTTATCACTGGTGGTCAGCAAGAGTTCGATGAGAAGTTTATAGTGGCAGATTTTCCTGACATTCCTGACAGTATTGTCAAAATTGTCAAAGACCTGTTTGCCGAATTCCACATTACGCATCACGATTTAATAAGTATCCCTGATGTGGAAGTTATTGGAATGGCAGCTAGCTATAACTATCAGAACAACTGGAAACCAGAGACGAGAGCTAAAGTCATTAAAGAGAAAGGTGCTGAGTATTATAATCTACTCTTCTTGGCAGAGAGTAAAACCATTCTCAGTAACGAAACTTATAATGAGATAGCTGCTTCTGTCAGAGTATTGAAAGAGTCTCCTACCACTGAATATTATTTCAGAGCAGATGACCCGTTTGATGATTCAATTGAGCGACTTTATCAGTTGAAATTCAAGGCTACTTTGAGTGGCATAGACTATCGTTGTATGGCAGATGAGCTTATCGTGGACCATAACTCTAAGATAATCTATCCTAAGGATTTGAAGACTTCGTCACATGCAGAGTGGGATTTCTATAAGTCCTTCATTGATTGGAATTATCAAATCCAAGCAAGGCTGTATTGGAGAATCATTCGTGACAATCTTGACAGAGACCCTTATTTCAAGGACTTTACTTTGGCAGACTATGAGTTCATTGTTGTCAATAAACTGACACTTATGCCACTGGTTTGGCAGTTCCGTCAGACACAAGAGACTGGTACAATTGTTGCAGGTAACGCCGCCCACCCTATCGAAATGAGAGACCCGGAGGAGATTGGCGCAGAGCTAAAGTACTATCTTGACAATAAACCAAGTGTTCCTATGGGTATCTTTACAAACCATAGCAATGACATCTTATTCTGGTTAAACAAGTAGTATATGCAAGTAAAGAAAAGAAATGGCTCTATTGAAGAGTTCAAATGGGAAAAGATTGATAATGCCGTAGCTAAGGCATTTGCTGCTGCTGATAGAGAAGTTCCTAAATTGGTTACTGATATCGTCCACGATACAGTCAATATGGAAATCTCTCGGCTTGAAGGTGATGAGATTGGGATTGAAGAAATTCAAGACTGTGTAGTAAAGAGTATCATTGCTTCTGGAGAATGGGATGTTGCTCTTTCTTATGCATCTTATCGTGAGAAACATAAGGAACTTCGCTTTATCAAGGAAAGAGTTGACTGGATTGACAGTTATATGGAATCCAAAGAGAATGCTGCCACTTCATCAGAGACAGATGCTAATGCAAATGTCTCTATTAAGAATGTGGCAAACATTGATGGTGAAGTATATAAGTCTATCAATCGTCAGATTCAACGATATAGAATGACTAAGCAACTGGAGAAGCAGTTCCCTGAAGTTGCCCATCAGTATGTAAAGGACCTTGAGCATCATATTATTTATGCTCACGATGAAGCATCTTCTCCTGCAGTAAAGAATTATTGTGAGGCTGTCTCTCTTTATCCTCTGCTTGTAGAAGGCACCAAAGGTATGGATGGTTTGGGTACAGTTGCTCCTAAGAATCTCAGTAGTTTCTGTGGTCAACTGGTTAACCTTACCTTCCTACTGTCTGCCCAGTGTAAAGGCGCTGTTGCATTTGGAGAGTTCTTCAATTTCCTTGATTACTTCTGTGTCAAAGACTTTGGTCCTGACTATCACATTAGAGCCTATAGAACTGAGGCTTCCTCTCTTCCTAAAAGAAAGATTGTAGATGCTATTCATCAGGCATATCAACAGATTGTCTATGGATGGAATCAGCCTGCAGGTAATAGAAGTTATCAGAGTCCTTTTACCAATATATCTTATTATGATAAGTACTATTGGGAGGCTTTGTTTAAAGACTTCTATTTCCCTGACGGTACACAGCCTGATTGGGAGAGAGTTAATTGGCTTCAGCAGGACTTTATGGAGTGGTTCAATAACGAGAGAACTAAAACTTTGTTGACCTTCCCCGTCGAGACAGTTGCTTTGCTTAGTGAGGATGGAGATATTAAAGATAAGGAATGGAAGAACTTCGTTGCAGAAATGTATAGCAAGGGACATTCATTCTTTACCTATATCTCTGATAATCCTAATGCATTAGCATCTTGTTGTAGACTTAGGAATGAGATTGCAGAGAATGTCTTCTCCTTTACTAATGGTCTTACCGGAGTTCAGACTGGTAGTGCTAATGTAATTACTTTGAATCTTAATAGGATTATTCAAGATTGGTATACAATGATGGATATGCCCTTTAATGATTGGAGTAAAGAAAAGGCAAGAGAGTCTTGGGCAGATTTACATGAATATCTTGTTGAAATTCTCAACAGAGTTTATAAGTACCACATTGCCTATAAGACATTGCTCTATCAAGTTGAAGATGCTGGTATGCTCAATGCATCTACTGCTGGGTATATCAGTATGCATAAACTGTTCAGTACTATTGGTATTAATGGTCTGAATGAAGCGGCTGAGTTCTTGGGTATTAAGTGTAACTACAATGACAAGTATAAGGAATTCTGCAGGCTCATCACAGGAACTATCTCTGAGCAAAACAAGCTTCACAGCACAAAGGACTTTCAGTTCAACACGGAGCTTGTACCTGCCGAAGGTCTTTCGAGTAAAAACTATAATTGGGACCGTTCTGAGGGTTATTGGACGCCGTCTGACAGAAATCTGTATAATTCCTATTTCTATATCGCTAGCGACCCGAATACTTCCGTTTTGGATAAATTCAAGTTACATGGTAGAGAATTTACTGGGCTGTTAGATGGTGGTGTAGGTCTCCATTGCAATCTTGAAGAGCATCTTAGTAAAGAGCAGTATATCAAGCTGATAGACTTTGCTATTGCAAATGGTACTTCATATTTCACATTCAATGTGCCCAACAGCGAGTGTGATGATTGCCATTATATCAGTAAAACTCCTATCAAGGAATGTCCAAAATGCGGTAGTAAACATATTACTTGGTGGACTAGAGTAATTGGGTTCTTAAGGCCTATTAAATTCTTTGATAAAGAGCGGTATAGAGAAGCACTGACTAGAGTTTATTCAAAGAAGGACGAAGCATGTTAAAATTCGTAGATTTTAAGGTGACCTTTTCTGAAGTTCCTGATGAGATTAGTCTCTGTATTAATCTGAGTAATTGCCCTCATAGATGCAAAGGTTGTCATTCTCCTTATCTACAGGAAGATATAGGCACGGTATTAACTACACAGATTCTTGATAAAATGATAGAATCTAATGATGGTATTACCTGCGTCTGTTTTCTTGGGGGAGACAACGACATTCCTCAATTAGTAGAATTGGCTAATCATGTTCATAAGAACTACGAGCTTAGAACTGCTTGGTATAGTGGTTTATCTTGGCATCCCAGCCAGATAGACAGACCCTCTTGTGTGGCATTTGACTATATTAAGACAGGTTCTTACATTGAGGTATATGGGCCCCTTATATCTAGGAATACCAATCAA